CCACAATACCGTTGCCCATTGTGTCTATAAGGTCACACTTACCCCCAAAACCGTTGATAGCAAAGCTTTTCTCGCACTCCCAAGGTCTTACCCCAAAGAAATCATCTAAAGCAATCTGACTTGCTATAGCATGGTTTTGGTACTTTACCTCAACGATACCTTCAAAGTAGCCTTGTACGCTTGCATGGATTGCTGTACCACGCTCCGCGGCGTTCCTGCCTGTTTCCTTTGAGTCATAAATAATTCGTTTTATATACTCTTCTTCAGGCTCATCAGGTAGCTTTGGCAATGTCATGCTTGCAAGTAGCATTTGTTGCAACTTCCATTGCTCTAGCCCAGGAGATGCCATCATCTTAATAATGCCTGATACGGATGGTACGAGATTCATTGTACGAGCATCTCGCAGGGTAGTATTACGCATACTGCCGTCTTTGGCTTTTACCTCATAAACAGGCTTTCCATCTCGACTATACCAATGTCCTGATTCACTCGGTCTACCATTATCTTTTGCTATCATTTTCTATTATCCATCCCTTAAATTCACCCATTTGAAAAAATTGTGTTACTTTGCCACTAAAATCTTGCTCATCTATGGGACGTTGAATCCCTGATAATCTTAATTCTTTGTCAATAATATCGGCAGAGTCTGCTCCATTTAACAGCTTAAAATGCATTGCTAAACGCTTGAGAACTGTAGCTACATAACCACCTGAGTCATTGACTTTATCAACAACAATAATGCACCCACCCTCATTAATGTGTTGGTATAAATTGAAAAAAAGTCGCTCTTGTTCTTCTTTTGGAATAAACATTGCTGTTAAAAAAACAATAGCTACATCAAAGTTACTGTAGTTGTAGTGCTGAGCGTCACTTATCTTTGCAGAGACAGGTAATTTTTTCTCTTTAAAAGACTTCTTATACCTGTCAAGCATTGACTTTTCATTGTCTATGCCACAAATGGTTGCTTTACGCTCAATGATTGTAGGCAACAACTTCTTTGTAATATTCCCTGTAGAACAGCCAATGTCATACACTTGACCACCTTGAGGAATGTAGTTCTTAGCGATAAAAACAACCGCCTCGGTCACTAAGTCATACCACGGTAACTGCTCACGGACATGACCGTCAAAGTCATCCGCAAAGTTTTTAAATGTCCAATCTTTCATTTTTTCCTCGCCTCTAGCATTGCATCTGCCATGTCGTAACAAGTCTGAGCATATTCTTTCATTTCACCCCTAGTTGTGTCGCAATTTACTGAAAAAAAACTTTCAAGTGACTGACCTGCAAAGTAATCTCTTAAATCCATGTCATTTTTGTTTTCATTATCTTTTTGAGATAAAAATGAAAATGCTTTCATTCGTTCCTCGCTTTCATCATTGCATCTGCTACTGTATAAGAATAATTTCCAACCCACTCACTAACTTCTTCAATGTGGGTACTAAATTTATCAGAATTAGTAATAATTGCTTGCATAGCATGACTAGCAAAATAATCTCTTAACTCCATACCGTAATCTGTTTGCCAACCGTCACCACCACTAGATTTTGTTACATTTGTTGGAAATGCTTTCATATTGGAAATCTCCTTGCTATTTGTTCTATTACATTAACTGTGACAGCCCTTCCACAACGCTCATAACGCTGTGAATCAGGCACTAACGACCCATCGCTATACCACTTAGTCCAATCATCAGGAAGTCCTTGCAAACGCTCGCATTCGAGTGGAGTAAGCTTTCTTAAAGTAGAGCCAACCATAACCCCATGTCTATCTTGTGCGGTTAGGGTAAAGGAAGGCTCACCATCTTCTTTAACTCTTCTGCCATTCTGTCTTTTTTCATGACGCTCAGGAGTCAATACAGCCTTTACAGAAACATACGGCACATTATTACCACCTGTGCCCATGGCAGCTGTAAGTGTTGGCGTATGACCACCTTTCATGTCTCTAAAATACGACCTACGCCACTGTGTTACTCGAACAACCCCATCTGTGGATTCTGCGTTAACTCCGTTTTCGTCGATGTAGGCTCTTCCTCCACCTCCAACTTGGTTATAGTGTGCGTCGAGCGTTGGTAGATAGGGTTGTCGAATCCTCGATTTTTCTCCCTGTTCACCTTCACCCTCTTCAGCATGTGTAGCAAAGCATTTTCCGAGAGGAAATACTTCGGGTCGGGGGTGTCCTCTAAGATTTCCGATAATAAATATTCGTTCCCTATTCTGTGGGACTCCGAAATTCTTGCTGTTAATACATTCCCATTGGATGTCATACCCCAATTCATCCAAACTTGCGATGATAACTCCAAAGGTTCTTCCTCCGTCGTGGTTGAGGAGTCCCTTAACATTTTCAAGGAATACATATGGGATTCTTTTACTACTGATAAGTCTGCAGATTTCAAAAAAGAGTGTACCTCGTGTATCTTCTGTGCCGAAGCCTGTACGTCTGCCAGCAACCGAAAAAGTTGCACACGGAAATCCTCCAACGAGTAAGTCGGCATCGGGGATTTCATCAGGCTGAACTGTTCGGATGTCTCTTCCATCAGGTGCGTGTTTGAAGTTGTATTCATAAATACTCCTAGGTTTATCAAGAAATTCATTAGCCCAAACGCATTGATGACCTGCCCTTTCTAACCCAAGGCGAAAGCCACCAATGCCTGCAAAGAGTTCAATGAACCTCATCAGAAGGGAATGTCTTGGTCACTTGGGTCGTCATCTTTCATGTTGACAAGACTATTACCAAACAGTTTTTTATACTCAGGACTAGACGCTATTTTGTCCCTTGTCTTCTGTGACAAACTATCGTAAATCTTTCTATCAAAGTCATCCAAGGAGAATAGGACTGTTTGGTTGTATCCATCAGGTAAACCAACCTTCTTAATGGCAGCAGGAACAGGGCTAACAGCCTTTACATTGCAATATTCCTTACCATCATTACCCTTGTCATTAGAGACAGAAACCATACAAAATTGCCCTAGGAGGTTCTTTACATCAAACCCTGCTAGTTCATCAAGGGTAAAGGTTTTATTACGCCATTGCTCAAGCATTAGCCGTAGAGTTGCTCCATTGGATAGGGATAGTGTGTAATACGAGCTAACAGCGTATGGTTTGCCGTCATCCATCGATAATGGGTTACCATCATCATCTTCACCATGCAATTCCCAAGTTATTAGAATTTTGCGTTGTGACCCATATTTTGATGTTTGTGAGCCGTAGTCTGTAATACGAAAACAACGAGCCAAATGATTACCGTTGGGTGGGTTCTTGAAATCTGCTCCGCCTGTGCTTTTTGCTATTAATGACATTTTAGTTTCCTCTAGAGAATAGAATTCCCATATCCGCCAAAAAATCTTGCCGTGGTTGGGTTATGTGTGAAATTGCTTTTGGTTTACCGCACTCGAATCGAATGATGTTTATATCTTCTTCAGTGCATTGATTTGTTTCTAGTCGGATTAGAGCCTCGTCTAAGCGTTCTTCTCTTTCTAGCATTGCTTGGTGATACTCATCGTCGTGTTTGTGCATTGTATGCCCCTATAAAACAGCAAAGTTGCTGTATGATTAATATATCATATAATTATTCAAAACAACACAATAATATAAAAATAATTATTTATTTTTTGTTGTTTAATCTCACAAGAATGTGATATAGTTTTTTGTAAGGAGGATTTATGAAAGATATGAAATTAATTTTGCAGGCAGAATTCGGCACATTGGATAGGCTTGCAGGCGAATTAAGAATTAAGAATTCAGCAGTCTATAACTGGGTAGCTCGTAAGCAAATACCTATTAAACATTTGAAAAAAATTAGCGACCTTTCTCAGGGTAGGTTGACTAAAGCAATGATGCGTCCTGATTTATTCAACAACTAGCAAGAGCTAGATTCTAAAAATTTTTAGTGAGTTTAAAAAATGAGTAATCTTCGTGCACTACCTTATTACAAATGGTTTTGGCAAGATTGGCGAGCTAACCGCAAAGCCCAAAGAATGTCGTATATCGAGCGTGGTTTGTACCGTGAGTTGTTGGATGAGTGTTGGGTGGAAGGTGGCATTCCAAATGACATAGCAAGTCTTGCAGAAATCTGTGGATGTCCTAAGGAAGTTATGGCAAGTGCTTGGCAAGTGCTAGAGAGTTGCTTTGTGTTGCTAGATGGTGTTTACGTCAACGAAAAGATGGAATCTATGCGTACAGAGAAGGATGCAGAGCGTCTTGCAAAATCCGAAAGTGGTAAAAAAGGCGGTGTCTCTAAGTCTTTGAATACTAAGCCTAAAAAAACAGTCGTTAAGCAAGTCCTAGCAAGTGCTAAGCAAGTTCTAGCACCACCCAATATAGAAGAGAAGAGAAGAGAAGAGAAGAGTAGTGTTCAACTCCCACCTTTTTTGTCTTTAGAATCGTGGGAAGAATGGGTGAATTACCGTACTTCAATCAAAAAACCAATGTCCGATTTATCCAAGACAAAGTTCTTAAATCAACTTATCGCTTTCGTAGAACAGGGACATGACTGCAAAAAGTTGATGGATACCGCAATTGCTAACGGTTGGCAAACGATTTACCCTAGGGATGAGACTAAGGCGGTAAAGTCCAAAAAACATTTAGCACCTGAATGGAGAGTGTAATGATAGGTCATCAACCCATCATAGAGCTCAGGAAGGGTGGTTTTAAGCCCACCACGGTGTTTTTTTTCATAGGTGAACCCCCTACCCCCAAATTTTGGTTTAACGACCCTATGGGCTGTTTAAATCGAAATGAGATGCCTGAGGTATATACGCATGGGGTAAACCCTAGGAAAGCGGATTTGACATGGGCAAAAGGTTTAATAATTCACCTGATAGGTGGTAAAGATATTTACGAGTACATGGCTTGGTGGGTAGGCTTAATTGATGCTGAACCAAGATTATTAATTGGAGTTGATACAGACGAAGAGGTTAACATATGGCGGTAATCGAATACGATGACATCGATTGGGAGCAATACAATCAAGATTCAGCTCCCAAGAGAAAAATCAAGGAGAAGTCTTACTATGCTGAACAAGTTACGCAGTATTTTGAGGGAAGTCTTATTAATCGTGGCAGTAGTATTCCTTGGGACGACAGGGGTTTACGCATCGGTTTACGTCCTGCAGAAGTTAGTGTGTGGGCAGGAGTTAACGGTCATGGGAAATCACTTTTGCTTGGTCAGGTCGTCCTGTCCTTAATCAATCAGAACAAAAAGTGTTTGGTAGCGTCTTTTGAAATGCGTCCTGAGATAACCTTAGCAAGGATGGCTCGGAATGCAATTGGCTCGAAGTTGCCGAATTCTACACAGCTCAAGAAGTTTAACGAATGGAAAAAAGACCATTTGTACTTGCTTGACCACCAAGGGATGATGAATGTTGAGTCAGTCTTAGCAGTCTGCCGTTACGCATCGGCTGAGCTCAAGGTAGAGCATTTTGTCATCGATTCCATCATGAAGGTAGTAGCAGGAGAGGATTCTTACAATGAACAAAAAGATTTCGTTAATGCGATATGCGCTATTGCACAAGACACTAACATGCATATCCATTTGGTGCATCATATGCGAAAAGGCTCTGATGAGAAAAATATCGGAGGGAAGTTTGACCTCAAGGGTTCAGGGAGTATTACTGACCAAGTGGATAATGTCTTTATTGTTTGGCGTAATAAGACTAAGGCATTGGAGCGTGAGCAAAATGGTACAACAGATGAGTCTTCGCCTGATGCGCTTTTAAGTTGCGAAAAGCAAAGAAATGGGGAGTGGGAAGGTCGTATCCCACTATGGTTCGAACCTGATAGTCAACAATATGTGTCAGAAATGTACGGAAAAATTCGGCTTTACTTGGAGTGAAGAGTATCGCCACCAATGCGAAGTTCGTGAGTTAATTCGTGAACGGTTATTGCGTGGCGTTGCTTGGCTGAGAAATTTTTTGGAGCAAAAAAGGGTAGCAAAGAGGCGAGCGAGGTTAGAGCATGACATTCGTGAGCAATGGACGAAGGGCAACCGTGGTGAGAAAGGTGTTTGGTTATGAAAAAGAAAGTTAGTCGTGAAGAGAAGGAATTGTTTTTAGGTAAAGCAGAAGTGGAGGACAACGACGCTCAGGAATTAATTGATAAGATTAAAGAGGGTCAAGACGCTCCTCTTACTGAGCAGATTTACCCTGAGCGAAAGGTTGATTATTCTGACCCCACCTCAGCCCTGATGTTGGTCAAGGGGCAGTTGCGTGACGATGACGACCCTCTAGTGCAGTTTGTTGAAATCTATCAGCCACCGTTACTTGTTGACAGACAAAAGTTTAAGCGTCACCTACTACAGGTATTGGAGACATGGAAATGAAGGACATGACGGATTTTCAGAAGTCTTTTCTTGCCAAGGGGGTGGGTAATAGGTTATTCACCCAAGAGGAGTTTGACCAAGCCTTGACCATGGCAAAGGCAGAAATCATGACCTTAGCGATAGAAGCGTCGAGGACGGCTGTGATTATGGAGCGTGAGGCTTGTGCCAAGATTATTGATGACAACAGCGAGAAGTACAAGCATGCCATGTTTGGTGAGCATGAATTTAAGAACCTTGCTGAAGAAATCCGTAATCGTATACCGAGCCAAAGACAATGATTGAGATAACTCTACCCTTCCCACCCACGGTCAATACTTATTGGCGTAAGTGGCAGAATCGCATGGTCATATCTGAAAAGGGTCGAGCATACCGTGCTGAGGTCTTGAGAGAGGTTCTGTTGAACTTTCCCACCGTTCGACTTACTAAGCCCTTAAAAGTAGAAATAAAGGCTTATAGACCTGATAAACGAGTCCGTGACCTTGATAACTTACCTAAAGCGGTATTTGATGGGTTTACATTCGCTAAGTTTTGGGATGACGACTCACAAATACACGACTTTAGGATTTATTGGGCAGACGAAATTGGTGGAATGATTAAATTAAAAATAGAGGAAATCGATGATAAAGAAAAAATACCCTTCAACAACGCCTGAAAACATTAATCCGTATGAGGCGATGGACTTTTTGCGTGACAATGCTGAATTGGCAGGGTCATTAAAAGCGTGTGTATATGTTATGACAGAAATGCGTAAGACAGTGAAAGCCAAGCTGATGATGCAAGCAATAGATGCCAAGTCAGAGTCAGCTAAGGAAACATACGCCTATGCCCATGAAGATTTAAAAGACCATGTTAAAAAAACAGGTGATGCGATTGCTGAATATGAAACATTACGTTTACTAATCTTAGCCGCGGAGTCTAAACTAGAGGCGTGGCGTTCATTAGAAGCGTCTGCTCGTAACGAAATTAGGTTAAGCCAATAATGTACAGGAATGAAAAGTTACTGCGAGCTGTATGCACTCTGCCTTGCATGCTTTGTGGGCTAGAGGGTTCAACTCAAGCCTGCCATTCAAATCAGTTACGGCATGGCAAGGGTAGGGGCATGAAGGCGCACGATTGGGCTATTAGTGCAATGTGTTTTAGTTGTCACCACGACATTGACCAAGGCAATAAGTTGTCTAAGGAAGAGCGTAAAGAGTTATGGGAGCAAGCTCACGAAAAGACAATTGCTGAATTATTTGAGCGTGGATGGCTGACTGTGGAAAAAAACCCATATTAGGGAAAGTACCTATAAAAAAAGATTGCACAAGTGGATAATCTATGTTCAAATCATTACTACAGCAATGTTGCTGTTTTTTAGGAGAAATAAAAAATGAAACAACCAAACTTTGAATTACTCAATTCACCCTTCCGTGCAATCTACGAAGAGGCTATGAAATCGGCTATGCAAGCCGAGAAAGACTTCTTTGAAAAGCATGGCGAGCCAATGTACTGTGGCTTTGCTTGGGTAACAATCCCTAACGGACGTAGCAAATTTGTTAATTGGTGCAAGAAAATTGGTTTAGGCTCAAAGCATTGGAGCAAAGGTTGGTACATTTGGAATCCAACAGGTAGTGACACACAGTCAATGGACATCAAAGAAGTTGGCTCTAAAGCATTTGCTGATGTATTGCAAAAGCATGGCATTGATTGCTACATGGGTTCACGAGCAGACTAACCAACAGGGGCATAGCCCCTTGAAAGGCACTTGAAATGAAAAACTTTAATATTCCATGTTTAATCAAAGCAAGATATGTTGTCTACGACATGGTAGGTCCGTTGCGTTGGTTTCCTACAAAGGAAGAGGCTGAGCACTTTGTAAGTGGTGATAAGTCGTTCGTGATTAAACGTGTTCCATCACCACCAAAAATCATAAAGGTAGAAGATGCCCCCTTCTAAAAAAGAAAAAGTCCCTCAGAACAACGAGGGGCATATGTCTCAAGAGGAGGTTGCAAACGCTTTAGGATTGTCTCGAAATAGGATTAGTGAGATTGAAAATAAAGCACTTAGAAAACTGCGTTATCACATTAAATGGAGATACAAAAAGGAGGACTTGTTGTGAAATCAATACATTTTTCTTTTGTAGGAATGTGGATTGTATTCTGTGGGCTCATCATTTATATGACCGAAGTAAGTCGCAGGGAGGAAGTTTATAAGCTGAACTGCGAACTACTACTTGGTGGATGGCATCCTGATGTACCAAAAGATTATGCTAAGTTGTGTGAAGAGGCTAAGCGGTCAATGAGGAGCGACAGATGAAAAGGTATTCAGACGAATGGTGGCAAGGGGTAAAAGACTTTAACAATTCGTTTCCAATTAGCATATTTAAAAAGGATAAAGAAATGACTGCAAATGAACTAGCTGATAAATGTAATAGGCTACAAGGTGAAATAATACTTGGGTTTTTGGCTGATTGCGCCACCATGCTACGGCAACAACAGGCTGAAATAAAAGCGTTAAGGTTGCGTGAATTAACTTATGAGGAAATATCAGATATTCGGGATAAACATTTAGCACCTAAGGATTGTAATATTTATACTTTTGCAAGAGCAATATTGCAGAAAGCGAGTGAGAAATGACTGAATCAAGAACTTATGCTACCGAAGATGTATCGTTTCCTTGTGACAAATGTGGCGACCAAATTACCCATCATTCTTTTCATACTTGCTTTACACAAACAGACTTAATAGTTTCTTTAAGAGCAGAAATAACTTTGATGCAGAAATATCTTATTGAGCAAAACTTGCGTGAACATTTTGTAGCGTGGAGGCAAGAGAAATGATTACCGCAACCATCGAAATCCAAGTGGACAAGACGCATACCTTTGTACGAGTTTGGGGTGAAGGTATTGCCTTAGAGATTGCGGAAGAAATGATTGAAATAGCACGGAACATGGACACCGAAACTTTGATGGGCATTAAAGTAATCAAGAAACAATCTAACTAAGAAAGCAAGTGAGAAATGAACCAAAATATTTTTTGTAGCAAATGCCACAGAATACCTAGTCAATGTTGTTGTTCGTCAGCAAAAGAACTAACCGATGAGGAAATCCTAGACACAGCTAGAACAATGCCAACCATAGAAGGAGCAACCATGGAACAAGCTTATGTACTGTTTGCAAGAGCAATATTAAGAAAGGCACAAAAAAAATGCTGATAGGTTTTCAGAAAGAAGAATGGGAAAAAGCTTACGAAGATTGGGTAAATCTGTTAAAAGTAGCAAATGCAGAAGAAGAGATGCTTTCTGACCCAAAAGCAATATGGGATGAGGCGTGGCGACAAGTAACCTTTATCAGTTGGGCAATAGTCGAGGCTAAAGTCCCACCACAATACCGCCAAGATGTCCTAGACGCTCTTAAATTAAGGCTAATGAAATGATATTGCGTGAGTTAAAGCCAAGGCGTAACCGCACTCGTATAGCATCCCAAAGGCGTTCTAATCGATTTATGAGGGGTATATTCAATCGCTACCACTTTCATAAGGCTTTAATGAGTTACGGCAGGCGTAAATTAATCAGGTGGTGGCATAAAACAACACTAGGGAAAACACCTAGAAAATAGTTCTTGCACAAATGGATAATAAAGATTAAAGTTTATACATACCGTATC